TTCTCTAAAACTCCAGATAAATATCTCTTTACTGTACTATCTAGAGTATTAGGTAAATCTGCATTTCAGATTACTGAACAAGGAGAAGTAACTTCTTTAATAAGGTATAAGATGGAGTTAAATCCTATCATCTTATTTAATGATCTAAGTAAAGATGAGATACCTGATCTAACAGAAGATAAATCTAAAGCTTTAGACATAATAAAAGAATACTACAAAGACTTTTCAGCTATATATAATGCTAATTTAATAGGAGATTCTAAAATATCTTCTAATGATATCGCTGAAATACTATCTGAAACTATAGAATCAGAATCTATATATCCTACTTTGCAGCAAGAACTTTCATTAATGGATAGTGTAAGAACCTTATCTACTCCAGGAGGTATAGCTCTAGTTAAAGGTATTTATGGGTCTGGTAAAACTAAGCTTGTAGCTAAAAGAATGATGACTATCTATAAAAAAATGATGGGCATTAAAGATTCTGAAATAACAGCTATAGGCCATTCTTCTGCATCCTCTGAGGTTATTAATAAGTCTTTAGGATTAACTACCACTACTAAAGAACAACTCATGCAGGGTAATCTAGAGAATACTAAGTTATTAGTTATTGATGAGGCTATAGCTTTTGATAATAATTCTTTGGTAGCTATACTGGAAGTTGCTAAGCAACAAAATATTCCAGTACTTTTGATGGGTGATCCATCTCAAATTACTGTAGAATCACTTCCTTACGCACTTAGAGGAGCTGCTACTTCTATTGTGGATGCTCACCCTATTACTGTAGTAATGAGAACTAATGTTCCTGCTATCTCTCTACTGGCTGAGAAGTTTCAATTTAATCCTAATAAAGTTACTACTGCTTACGGACGTAAATCTACACAAGAGCTCTCTAAAGACACTATAGGAGTAGATTCTGGAGCAGCCTCTACCATCATTGAAAAAGTAAAACAGAAAACAGGCCGTAATAAACTTGTAATTACTAATACTCAAGCTGACGTAAATAACAAATATTCAGAACTAAAAGACTTAGATAACGTAAAGGTTGTAACCTATGATCAAGCTCAAGGATTAGAAGCAGATGAAGTATATATAGATCTAGATCCAACGGGTAAAGATTTAAATAATAAACCTTTTAGTTCTAATCTACAATTTAATGCTGCTATGGCTACTGCCATATCACGAGCTACTCAATATGTATTCGTAGCAAATCAAAATAGTTTAACTGTTAATTCTACCTTAGATAATAATCTAGTATCTAAAGCAGAGATAGCAGAGGAAGAAATCAATCAGAATAAAGAACGATATATAGAATCTATAGACGATTATAAAAATTATTATGCTAAATATTTTGAAGGAGTTTCAATTAAGAAGAAGAAAAAAGAGGTTGTTGAATCAAGAGAAAAATCGAGAAAAAAAGAAGATACTAAGAAAGATGAGGAATCTGCGAGAAGACCAAATCCGGAAGCACTTCCTGAAGCGACGAAAGAAGCAACCCCTATACCGCCACAAGAGACTGTAGAAGAAGGTGATTTTATACTTGATTACCCTCAAACAGAATCAGTAGACAGACTTAAAGTTAACCAAGAAGTTCGTATTATTCCAGTACGTAAAAATTCTAAATCTAAAGTTCTCTATAAAGTTTACGCTAGAGAAGAAGATTCTCAAGGACGTGCTGTAGACAGAGTGGTCGGTGTGCTTTCTGAAGACGATATTATTCGTATGGGTATCCGTTCTCTAGAATCAGAAGATAAAGTACTTCTTACTTCTGCTGACCAAGGATCAGGCGTTATGCCTGCAGATATTATAGATAAGCAAGAACCTGTAGTTTTAGGTAAAGCTAAAATAAAACAAGCATCTTCTCTGACCTACCATACTGATGCTCCTCAACCTAGACAGGCTGATATTCTTAAAATTATCTCTGAGTTTATATCTGGGTTTTATGCTCAAGGAAATAAACTGGATATACCTAAACAGTGGACTAGTAAAGATGGTTCATTAAACACATCTAAAATATTAAAGTCTCTAAATTTACGTATTTTCTCTAGAGGTAGACTCTCCAAAGCTGTAGGACCTAAAGCTCGTTTAAAATCAGGAGCAGTATATTTAGAAGTGCAAGCTCCACAAGCATCTACTAATCAGGTTATTAATCAGTACATTAGATTAGAGCCTCCAACATTATCTCCTAGATCTCGTAACTTTAAAGTTATTAAGAAACTTGAAGATGCTTTACGTAATTACGCTAAGTTAATTACTAACTCGGATGACGTAGCTAAACAAGACGCATTTTTAAAAGCTCATTTCAATACTAAACAGTTTGATACTAACATTCAAGCTATCTCAGAAATGTATAAATGGTCTGCTGCAGATAACAAAATAGTTAAGAAAGATCCTAAATCTAAAGCAGCTGAAGATATTATTCCTGAAGAAGCTCTGAAAGTTGTGCAGAATATGAGTAATGAAGGGTTTAATGCTCTTCTTCCAATTATGAAAATGTTTTATGGCCCTCAGAAAGCAGCTACTACTGTTACTAGAGAAGAGTTTAATGCTATGATTAAAAATGATCCTGAGAGATTTCTCCCTATTTATACGGAGAAAAACATGCGAGATAAAGGGTCACAACTAAAAGGAAATAATCTGGTACTTCCTAAAGTAAATACTAATGATGGTATTAGGTCATTTGAGACTGTACGACTTAAACGAGGAGCAGGTGAAGCTTCTAAAGCTTGGAGAAGATTAGCTTATGCTAACGCTGAGATAGGAGGTTCATCATCACGTACTACTCCTAGACGAGGAAAAGATGGAGGTGAACGAGTGAGTCCTAAAGTACTTCTATCTCATAAAGGTAGTATTGATGCTGTATCTGTTCTCATTAAAGATAAACTTAGAGAAGCTAGCGCCATACTTCAACAAGCTATAGATAATAGCCAAACAACTAAATCTGAGACAGAAAGAATTAATGCTTTACTCTCCCACTCAAATATTATAGTAGAATCTTATCTTACTACAGATAATATAATATTTGAAGAGACAGGAGAAAACACTTTTAGAGCAGGTATACAAAATGCTAAGAATCTGTTATATGAGTTAAATAGAGTAGCTAAAGATTTAGGTCTAGAACATTACACTGTTAAGGAGATTAATAAAGAAATTGATAAACATTCTAATGTACCTATTGGTTATGGCGCTATAAAAAGTCTTAATACTGAGTTCTCTAACTACAGAGATCATGTTCGACTACTTAAAGGAGATGGCGTAGAATATAATGGAGAAGATATCACAGATATTGAACCAGATAATCTAGATTATATTTCTCAACTCAGAACATATTTTAGTGGCGTATCTCCTACAAGAATTGTCATCACAGATTTAGTGGGAGGTAGTTCTGCTCCTGTATCTAAAAAGAAGGAGAAAACTGTTAAAGCCGTTAAAAAAGCTAAGAAAACAAAAGCGAAAGTTAAAGCTACTCCTAAAGTAGATACAGATAATTATACTCCTTTACGTAAGGTAGGAGATAAAATGGTTTTGCCAGATAATTCAACCCTCTCTTTAGCTAGAGCAGATGGTATGAAAGGTTTTATTACTGTAACTCATCTAGATACTGAAGGTAATTCTATTTTAGGTCCATTTGTTTTTGATAGTAAAGACACTGAATCAATTGATGAGCTTACTGAAACTATACTCCAATCTTATAATAAAACTATTCTTCCGGCAGCAGCTGCTACAGAAACTACTGAGGAGCAAGATACTGAAGTAGAAACAACTGAAGTAGAAACAACTGAGGTAGAAACAACTGAAGTAGAAACAACTGAAGTAGAAGAATCTAAAAGTAAACAAACAAAAAATAAACCTGTACCTGTTACGAGAATGCCGGAAAAGGAAGAGACTATAGTTATGGTTCCTCCTAAAACTAAAGTTGATGCTAAAGACATTAAAATAGGAGATACCTTAATAGTTTCTAATAGATTTGGTAATAAGTTTGTTACTATAAAAGATCGTTATAATAAAAAGACTGTACTTAAAGATGATACTGGACACACCTTAGCTATTTCAGATGTTCAACTGCAGAAAAGATTAAATGCTAAAGATAATGTAACTACTACTAGATATAGATTAATTACTGACAATAGAGATAATTATACTTCTCAAGTATATAAATCTGCAGAGAAAGCTCTTCGTGTGCCTAGATCTAGGAATAAATCAGCTAAGGCTGATAAAATTACTGAAAGAAGTATACTACAAATCTTAGATACAGAAGGTTTAATTAGAGACGTTGTAGAAGTCATTAAAGTTACTCCTAAAACTATTACTACACAGTCCATACAAAACGTAGGAGCTAAGGTTACTGGTATGCGAAAAGCTACAGCTCAAAAGATGCTTGATCTAGAAAATGCGGATCAAGGAGATAAACTACGAGTGGTAGAACTAGCTCCAGAACCTATCAACCTAATTAAATATACTACTAAAACAAAAGGTAAAGATGGAGTAAAAGGTAAATCTAGAACCCCAACTAAAAAGACAGCTCGTAAATCTAAAGGACAAACAGGTAAGTCTAATAAAAAGTTTAAGACGAAACTTAATCCTAAATCTAAAGCTAAAACATCTCAAAAGAAACTTTCAAAAAAAGAATTAGTAGATAAAATTTTAGCGCACAAGGATTTTAAGAAAACTAGTTTTACTCCTAGAGAAATTAAATCTGTGAACAGTGTCACTGAATTAAAACAAATACTTAATACTCTAGATAAAGGCAGTTCATTTAATGCTTGGACTACTTTATTCCCATCTACTGAACCTGGTGAAAAGATATCTAAGGAAGAAGCAATTCGCATTATTCAGAAAATGCTGCCTGGATTTAAAGTAGATCCTGATTCTGCTCAATCTCAACTTAAATTCTTATCTAAGTTAGAGATGTCAGCTAGATGGGGAGATGGAGTATATGGCCGAGTAGAAGATGCAATTATGTATCTCATGGCTTCTAAAGGACAGACATTTGATCAAGTAGCTCTTCACGAAGTATTTCACGTAGTATATAAATACCTACTAGATAATCATGAACGTGAAGCGTTAGAGAAAGCACTTAAAGAAATGTATCCTCAAGCAGCTTCTGTAGAAGAAGGATTAGCTGAGGTATTTCAAGCATTTGCTTCTAGACGTATAAAGACGTCTAGTATTACAAATAAGATATTAGATTTCTTTTACGATATATTAGCATTCTTTAATCTCGTATCGTCTAACCAAGCTACTTTACGTAAAATATTTACTCGTATAACTCAAGGTTATTATTCTGCAGAAGTTCTTAATAATGGGATGTCTGCTTCTAATGCAACTTTCTATGAGAATAATTTTGACTCAGTATCTCAATATGTAGAAATTAAAAATGAGATATTAGAACATCTAGGACCTTATCTAAAACCCAATAAAGATAATGAATCTTTAACTCAGGTGTACTTAGATGATGAAGTAGAAGATCATATAGCTGTTACTAGACAAGAGGCTATTGAGGAAGTGTATAATTACTTAACTAATTATAGAGTGTCTTTAAAGCGTAACATATTCCAAGTAGAAAATAGTCCTAACTCTGAGATGATGTCTAAAATGCTAGATCGTTACCAAAAACGTCTACGTATTATAGATACTATGCTTAAGTATGATCCTGCATCTGGCAAGACTATATTTGAAAATGTAGTATTTAATAGACTTTCTGGTAATACTATGAATCAAGAAGACTTAGAAGTTATTTACGCTCATGAAACTATTGAAGATGCTGTAGAAGAATATAAAAAACTAAACAGTGAAACTTTAGGTATACAAGCTCACACTGTAGATCATTCTACTGTAAATTATGAACATAAACAATCTGAGTCTGTTAAAGACTTTCTCTCATTTATACCTAAACTAGATGATGCAGCTTATTACGGATCTAAGAACTTAGAGAAGCCTGATGTAAGTTTCGTTGAAGATGACTATATTAATCCTAGATTTGCGTATATTCGTACAGCTCAAGTACTTCAAGAAATTGATTTATCTCAGTTAGATTATATAGGTAAACAGTTAAGAACATTTAGAGCTTTAAATCAAATGAATGCTGAGACTGAATCTATATTAACTATGTTATCTATTTTAAGTGATAAAGCTCGTAATCATCCTCAAGGTTATGAGAATGTTAGTATAGTAACTCAGACGGAGGATTTATCCGCTACTCCTAAATATTATCTCTTATATCATCCTACGACAGATATATCTAATCTTACTTTTGAGGAGGCTAAATTATTAAGTAAGCAAGAAGCTGACTTACCGCAAGATGAACAATTAGTTATAGCAGAACAAAAGACTATTAAACTCGAATCTCTTTACGCAGATGCTGTGTCTAAGGGAATAGAACTTCCTTTAGATATATTTAATGAGCTCTACTTTAAGGAGGAAGCTGCTAATACTTTACGAGAACTTCACTCATCACTAGGTTCTTTAAAAGAGTCTAACTACTATATTATGAAATCATCTTATCATAAAGGTAAATATTTCATAAATTATCATCAAGCTACTGATAAAGGTCTTCAAACTAATATACGTGAGAAGTTTAAAGAGAATTTCCGTAAAATGGTTAAAAAGTATGATGAGAATAGAGGACCTATTAAAAAGTTAGCTGAAACTATTACTGGCAATGGAACTAGAGAAGAACGTATACAAGCTTTACGTAAGTTAGTTTCTCCAGAATTCCTAAACATGGAGTTTTACGCTAATAAAGTTTCATTTGATAAAGCACTTAATGATTTATCTAACATTGGTTATGTGTTAGAGAAAATTGATCACTTCTCTAATTTATCTACGGCAGAAGATATTGAATCTTTCTTCGAAGATCAAGCAGCTAATGTACGTAGATTTACTTCTAGCTTAGTTAAATCCTCCGATAGGTTGAAGAATCCTTCTATTGTAGGTAGTAAAGGTAAGATGTTTACACTTCACCCATCTACGTACATAGATGATAGACTTAGAGAAATTAAAGAATACTTCAGACAACTTAGATCTGGACGTATAGCTTGGAGACGAAAAGCTTTCTCTAGTATATTTAATAACGATTTTATGATGAATAATATCTTCATTAGTTCTAATAAAACTAAAGAAGGAGAAGATTTTAAGCCTCTCAACGTTATTCATAGAATTGTTACTCACGATGGTCTTATGTATTCTCAAGATAGAATTAAGACCTATTTACGTATGTCAAGGAATGAGTTAATCAATATGATGTTTAGTGCAGGATTTTTATCTACTGCTACTTCCACGGGGGAGAAATCATCTAAGTATGTACAATATGTGTATCAACAATCTGATAAACCTAGACCTACAGGAGCCCTTATAGATGTTTTAAATCCTGCTCAGATAGATGAAGCGTTGGGACGTATGTATGATCAGCTTGTACAACACCCAGATCTTTCTTCTCAAGTTAAGAAGTTTACTAATAAATTTGTTAATGCAGAGATATTTGAAGGAGCAGATATGAGTAATAAGAAGAAAGCTGTAAAACACGCTAAAGCTAAGCTCCTAGAGATTTCTTATCAAATGTCTGAGGAATTAGTTAATAAAACATTTAGACTTCCTGCTAACTCTAAGTTCTCTAAATTAGATAAATTTGTAGATTGGAAGGGTATCTCAGATAAAGTTACTAAAAAAGAACACGATAAGTTAGGTTCTATGAGAGATGAAGATGGTAACGTATATGCAGATGATATTAATAAACTTCTTCCATATGTACACACATTTATTTCTAATTATTATGTTAACAGTTATTTTTTAACTCAGCTTGGAGCAGGTACTTCTCAATTCTTTACTACAGGTCAAAATCAAGTTAAACGTATGGCTGGACCATCAGGTCCTGGTACTAGAGGTTTAGTTGATGACTTTGTAGGTATGAAAGAAGAATTTAGAGCAATTATCGTTCAAGACGATGAAGTTAAATTTAATAGCGTAGCAGATAAACTATCTAATCTTGTGTTTAATAAGCCTTACTCAGATTTAGAAGGTACTGCTAAAGAAGAAATGGATGAGTTACTGCTTCTATTTGACCCAGAAGGATTTGAATTAACTGATGCTCAAGGATTTATGACTCCTGCTCGTTTCGCACAACTTAATAAAGGGTTTGGTCGAGGAGCTAAACTTTCCAATATCTTAAAACCTATGTACTTTGGTGTGCATAATAGAGTTTATAATCAGATAGGAGAGAATGGAGAAGTCACAGGACAATTTAATTTTCCTACGCCTACGTATCTTAAGTATTCATCTGTAGTAATTACAGACGAATTAGCTAAGCGATTCCCTAATACGTTAGGTAAAATAAGAGAAACTATGGAGAGTCAAGACAATCCTATTGACGAACTTATTTTCCATTCGGGAACTAAAGTAGGAGCTCCTATTAAATCTGAATCTGCTACTGTACAGAATATTATAAATGGAGTAATACCTGAATCTTCTGTAATTAATTTATCTAATAGACATTATCGTATTCAACTTAATCCTAGAGCTAAGACAACAGGTAAAAACATCGCACTCCCTTCTCAGTTAGTATATTTTACTAATCTATTTAATACCAATGTTAGACAAGCAGATAGAATATTTAAGAGTATTGTTAATCTGTATAAAATTGGTGCTGCTCAATTTGGTCGTAAACTTAAACGAGAAGGTATTTCTAATATCGTTAAATCTGCGCTTGAAGGAACTACAGATGAGAGGTATAACGTATTCTTAAATCAAGAAAATGGTGATCGTACTTTACAAACACCTCTACTATCTAAAAAAGCTATCATTAGATTATCTTCTCTACTTGAGAAAATGACTACTACTATTAAAGTACCTGGAGGTAAAATGATTCTTCAATCTTCTGTAGGTATTACTAATCCTAAGACAAAAGAACCTCTTAAATATTATATAGAAAATGGTAAGTTAGTAGCTGAAGTAGTTCTCCCTTCAGGATTACTAGAATCTAACTTAGAGTCTAAAATAAAGAGTGGTAATTTAGAATCAATTAATCCACTTTTAGTAGGTTTCCGTATTCCTTCTACAGAACTTCACTCAGCTATTACTCTCAAAGTAGTAGATATTTATGATACTAAGAAAACTAATGTAGTTATTGCTCCTGATATTCTAGTTGCACTTCACGGTTCTGACTTTGACGTTGACTCACTACAGATATTAAGACCAGGCGCTGCTAAAAATAATGTTAGTCTGTATCAAGATTCTTTTAATGAATCTTATCTAGAGACCATACGTGAATTTATTGAAGATCCGCAAGGAGAAATAGAAGAACATGCGGCTTCTTTAATTAAAGATATTTTTTACTCAGAAGATCTACCTCAATCTTCTAAGGAACTTCACGAGCTACAAATGGAATCAATTAATAATAAAGAGTTCCAGCTGTACATAGAAAATTTATTCGAATCTTCAAATATTAATAATGAGAGTGAGTTTGCTTCCTTACTAGATCTCAAATATCGTAAACGTGAAGGTCTATGGCAAATTAAAAGTAAATTATCCTGGGATCTTTACGAGTTATCTAAGTACGCAGAACTTCATGAGTCATTAGCTCCTCTAACTTACGATTTCCACATCTCTAAATTTACTTCAGGAGAGAATGAAATTCTAATTAAGAAAGGAGATTTAATAGGATTTAAATCTAATAAAGAAGGTAAATTATATTTTGATAGGAAAATAGTACAGAAGTTAGAAGAATCCTATCAAGCTGTGCAAAGAGATTTGAGTACTATTAATTCTATGAGAGGTAACTATCCTAACTTATTGTTAGATAGATTAGAGAAAACTTATCAAAAAAGAATGAATAATATATCTGATGCTATATCAGTATATTATAAAAATGAAATTGTGGATACCTTCTCTGAAGTAGTAGCAAATGCTGGTAAACAGTCAGATACTTTCGCTACTAAAGGTAATCTTCGTCGTATTGTTTCTCCTATCTCTATGGAAATGTGGAATGAAGCATTGGATGAGTTATATGATCTAGGATTAATATCTAAAGAAGATCTTGATTTATCTAACTTTGAGGATTTCTTAACTGCTCATGCTTCTGTATCAGATGGTGGTATTCTTACAGGTGTAGAAGCTAATAACGTTAAAGTTTTAGCATATATTTTACGCTCCGGTAGTCTAGCTAATAAAAAGATACTCGAAATTCAAAGTGAAATTGAAGAATTAAGAGAAGAAATTGCTTACTCAGATTTAGAAATGGGTAGGATTGAAGCAGATAAATACGGAGATATAGCAACTTATGGTGAACAGATAGCTGATCTTAAAAAGAAGCTTAGTAAACTATCTAAAGTAGAAGAGAACAATGATCGTATAATCTCCTATAAAGCAGAGATTGAAAATTTGCAAGAATTACAAGAAGAACTTAAATTAAAACGTAATAAGGATAGTGCTTACGATAAATTTAAAAAAGCTTCTACTAAATCAAATAAAAAGTTAAATAAACTACAGAAGAAATTAAATAAATTAATACCATCTTCTGCGCAAGAAGTAGCTAGTAAGAATCCTAATAAGATGAAACCTCATCTTGATTCTAATCTACACTTTAATTATAAACTATCAAATGGTAAAGTACAAAACTTCCATAGGATAGTAGAAAATCAATTAGAATCATCTCGCTCTGTATGGGAGGTGCTTGATTCTTTTATTAACATTGCTATTGATAATGTTAAAGAACAGATTCTCCCTAAAATTAAAGCTAATTCTGTTAATGGTAATGCTTACGCTGTATTATTTGCTATGGGTATGCCTTTAGTAGATACAGTACTTCTTATGCACCAACCTATATTTAACCTGTCTTTTGAAACTAAGAAATATTCAGGTGGACTGGTTAATGAAGCTACAGAAAAACTTGCTAAAAAATATAATATTAAAGGGGAATTTGATACCAATCTAGATAAAATGAATGCTGTAGTAGATGCTATAGGTATTACTTTATCTAAGAAGGAATTGAAAAACATGCTTAAAGAGAAGAATAGAAATAAGGTATTAGATCTTATTAAAGATAAAAAAGCAGATGAAATTAATTTTAATGATCCACTTCTACTTAAACAATATGTAGCTTTAACTATATTTCATAAAGCTTATGTAGCTGGAGAAAGTGTAAAAGAGCTAGCTCAATTCCTCAGTGTAGCTCGTGAGATCCCTGTTACGTATGAAGATTCTCTCTCGTTCTTAGATAATTTCTCTAAGAATATTGGTGACCTTAATATCTCTCCTAAAAGAGCTTACGAAATTTTATTTGAATCCGATATTAATTTCTCTCAAAATCAACCAGAGTTCTATAAACAGTTGGATGAGATAATGACAAAAGGATTTAAGATGAGGAAGAATCTTAAATTTGATATACCTAACTTCTTCTATCAAAATCCTCATATCTTATACTCTTATTTAGTAGTATTAGCTAATGTACATACTATAGAATCTAACTTTAAGATTCACTCTCCTCAAGCTAAAAAAGTTATTAATGGTATTAAACAGGTTGATCCTAATACTGGAGATAGTACCAAGATACACGATATCTTGTCTTTAGATGATGAATCTACTAATTCTAATCAATCATTAATTAGACAGGAGATATTTAAATTCCTAGCTTTTAGATTATCTGGAGTAACAAACTTTAAAGAATTTAGTAGTACAGTAGCTAATCTTATAGAACAAGCTCAAGAGAAAGCTAAAGGCCAAAATGAATTTTTAAATAACATATCTGTAACTAGAGATAAAAAAGGTCTCGTTAAAATAGAATTTACTAATGCCGCTAATTTAGAGGATGAAGATATTATAGATATCCATAACGCATTTAGAAATCTAGATAAATACTTTACTGACAAGGAAATAGATGATTTAGTAAATTATGCTGCTATTAGATATGGGTTAGTATATTCTTCAGCTAATTATTCTTTCGCTATACCTCCAGAATACATTAACGAAATTTCCAATCGTTTAATGAATATGTTTGAGATGATGTTGGAAGAAAAAGAGTTAGATTATTTACAAGATGATTTCTTTTACTCAATTTTAGCGAGTAATGCAGAGGATATTAAATCATTTGTCCCATATAAATCTAATCCTAATATAGATATAATCAAAGAAACTCCTGATGAGTTAGAAGATTTTGTTTATGATGAAGGATACACTGGACTTATAGAACAGTCTTTCCCATTTATTATATCTAAACGTAAAGGTGAAACTATACATATTCTACAGAAAGCTGTTGAGTTAAGTTCTGAAAAAATTAAAAATAGAAAATACGTACTTTACAAAACTATTATAGTTTCAGATAATTTAGCAGTTCATGATCAAAGATTCACTAAAGAAGATATAGAGAACTTAACGAATTATCGTATACCATTTAAAGGAAATATTGATATTACTTCTCTAACTACTGCTCGTATGAGAGGTACGAATTCAAAGAGAGTTCCTACCTCTAAATTCTTTGCTCGTAATAATTTAGGTAGAGTAGTTATGTTTACTCCTTCTTCTAAAAAGAAGCATAAAATTAACGAGAAAGAGAAGACTATCACAATAAAAGGTAATCAACAAGCTCCTAATTTACTTCCTACTACTAATAGGAGAAGTGATCTTAGAGATTCCTTAATTAAGTATAAATTACTTCCTTCTAATTTCTTTGCTCAGACTACTAAAGTTAGCGGAAAAGATATTATTAAGTCAGGTATGTTGCAAGATGATGTTCTTATGAATGGATTATCTCAAGAAGAGATAGAACTTCTCGAACAACTTCTTAATCTTGATACTCCTATCTTTTTCTCAGATAAATTAACTCATGCTGGTGTGTCTACTAAATCTGGAGTAGTTATTTCTACTACAGCAGGTCACCCTATGTCAATTGGACAAACTCTATTACATGAGTTAGTTCACGAAACTACTATCAATAATCTTAACTCTAACGCAGATATCAAACAGAGTTTACAAGATGAGATAGATATTTTATCTGAAACTATGGATGATTATGGGTTAACTTCGCCAGAGGAATTCTTAGCAGAGTTTTATTCTAACCCTGTGTTTAGAGATAAAATAAGAAAACAAAGTGAACCTCAAGAGCGTAAAACATCTTTTATTAGAAGTATTTATGATCAAATAATTAGTCTTATCTCTAGACTTCTCTCAATCTCTTCTGAGCCAATTATATCTCGTATGTTAGGAGGTAGAAAATCATTTATTACTTCTAATACTTTATCTTCTGAGAATGTAACTGAATCCGAAATGGATGGGCTCATACCTGATTTCAACAGTATTAAATCTAAAGAAGTATTCTTAATGGAGTCTTCTACCTCTTCATCTGGTATAGAAGAAATTAAAAACATAGGATCTAAATTAAAAGAAACAGAAGAAGGTTATAAATTAGGTAATAAAGTATTTAAACACGTAACTGATCCTGTTGAAGGAGGTATATCTAAACTTCGTAAAGTTAAAACTACTATTAAAGAAGCTGAACAGATTGCTGACCAAGAGTGGGGTAGCACAGATCCTGAGAAAACTCTTCCTACTAGATACGGACCATTAGATAAACAAGGATTTATCGAAGCGTTAGAGAGATCTAGAAATCAAGGTAAGATTAGAGGTAATATAGTTCACTCTATTATGCAGCAAGTATTCACTAAATCTGTTGAGCAATTATCTGAAATAAAGAATAAGATACAAGAGGAGCTAGAATACTCTGGTCTCCCTAAAGTAACTTTTGATTGGTTAATGGAGGAGAGTACCGTTAAAAAAGTAGTGGCTCTTATGGGTTTAAATACATATGATAAAAATGTTGAACAAGATGAGAGAGACATAGTAGAAACAGAAGTTCCTATATATTCTGAAGAATTAGAACTTGGAGGTAAAATAGATATTTTAGCCCAAGATAAAGATGGACTCTACTCTATATTAGATTTAAAAACAGGATATAAATTTAATGAAACTTATTCTTCTCAAATATTTAAATATGGTAATAACGGTTCTGGAGGACAAGTAATTCACGATACAACTAAGAATAGAGCTAAGCTGCAGATTATGTGGTATGCTCTAATGCTTAAAGCTCAGCAACCAGACGCTAAATTTAAAGATTTACGTATTGTATGGCTTCCTTCAGAATCAGCTCTAAAGACCACAGATTTAATTCAAGATGTAGATGTTCAAGCATTCCTTCGCATGTTAGAACTTTATCTAAAGAACGAAGAACCTAATGCTTACGCAGATCTTCTCGCTAAATCTCCTCAACTATTCCGTGCTCAAGATTACTCCATTAAAGGATCTAGATTAGATCAACGTGAAATGAAAAGAACTGGTAAAAATCCTAAAGAAATTGCTGAGGATCTTTTCACTGAACTTACCGAGACTGTAGCATTCTCTGAATCTAGCTTTGGTACGGATACAGATATGGTATCCATAGCTAAGAATAAAGCTAAGATATCTGATCTTACTAAAAGACTTCTCCCTTATCTGAATAAAGATCTAGGAGTTACTATAGATGGTTACGATACAGATATATCCTGGGCTTCATACTGGTTAGGATCTCCCGCATCTTTAAATTCTCCTTACGTACAGATTTATAATAAAGTATATAGAGATAGAAAACAATTATATCTAAACAGATATGCGATGTATCAGACTGAATTTAGAAATAGATTACTCCCTATATATAATGAATATCTACGTCGTAATGGACAAGCTACTATATCTAAGCTCACTAGAAATTATATGGTAAATGTTAACCATAAAGAATTATTTGGTTGGGCTTTAATACCTGTGTATAACGAAGCTAAAGAAGTTATTGATTATAAATTTGCTACAACTACTCAAGAGTGGGCTGAACAAAAGAAAAAATATCCATTCATAGATCAGAAACACATTGACTTTATACGTTGGATAAATGATTCCTATGCTCAATTCTTTATAGATTCTAAATCTTCTAGTGGAACTGCTCTAGCTAATAAAGTAGTGGCTTATAAACCTACATCTAGAGGACAGATAGCTGTAACAGCTTTAGATGCTCATAACGGAGCGTTGTCTACTTCAGGTCGTAAGCGACAAGCTTTCGCTAATTCAAATGGCGAATACTTTTATGGATGGATGCCTAAAGTTCCTAAAGCTCTAAATGAATTTGGTTATTTAAATAAGAAAAGAGCTAGACAACAATTTGTTAGAGCTAAATCTAATTTTATTGAAAATACTTATCATGGTTGGGATCAACAAGAAATCGCTCTCCCACTCAAGTATATGGGTAGTAGGCAACTAGATGCTAACCCTGACAATTATACCTTTAATATAGAGCGACAGTTCGATAAATTTATGAGAGGTATGATATTTAAAGAACAGATGGATGAAGTTTATGCTTTAGGTAAAGGTATCCAGTTTTATTTAGAAATGGAGAAAGGAGACAAGATGAAGAATACTCGTAAATATCTAGAGAAATCTTTAGATATGCACTTACGTAATATGACGCAAAGAGCTAATGATCCTCAACCAGTAGGTAAGAATGCCGCTAATGTAGATTATTGGAAAGTTCTCTCTAACTCCACTAACGTAGCTTCTGCTCCCATTATGTGGTTTAACTGGGTAGGAGGTACAGCTAACGGTTTATTTACTTATTTGTATACTCATAAAGAATCTGTTAAAGGATCAATACTAAAAGGTGAAGGTATCACTGGTAAAATAGGACGAGGATTAGTTAAAGGTCTTACTCTAGGAGCTGCTAATGATTTTACAGGAATTGATGGTAATCAAGTAGATTTCACTCAATCTGATATTAGAGCTGCTTGGGGAGAATTTTCTAACATGATGAAAGATTCTATGACTAGAGATCTACGTAAGAATAAAACTTATCTCTTACTCCAGAAATTTGCTTATTTACCTGATAGCTGGGATTGGGCTAGTTCTCCTGAGTCTTTAGTCACTGAGAAGTTTAAAGGAGTATCTCAACAGATGGCTTATATATTTCAAACTCTTCCTGAAGAGGCTATAGCTTCTCTTATTATGGTGGCTCAACTTAAATCTATGAAGATTTCTCAATCCCATCCGAATAAAGAATTTGCTGGCGCTTCTCTGTATGATATGTATGAGGTAACCACCAGACAATCTACAGCTGGTGACACTATATATGATGTTACGTGGAAGAAAGACAAAGACGGTAATCCATTTGTTAGAGGTTACATTAATACTTCACCGCATGAATCTACTCCACAATATGAACCTCTCACTGAGCTTACTGGTAACGAAGTAAATAGAATGTTTTACGTCTATGAGCGTATGCACGGTGGTTATAGACAAGAAGAGCGTACTATGTTAGAATATTACGTTATAGGTAAACTCTTCCTTCAATTTAAAAAATATATGCCCTCTATCTTACGTAACGCATTCCAGTCTTCAGGTAAGAGAACTTCTTTAGGTTATTATCAACCAGTAACTAAAAACGGAGAAGTTGTCATGGAAGATGGAGCGCCAGTAGTAGAATGGGTATCTAGGATAATGGAAGGTAGATGGGTAGTCTTAGGAAAAATGCTACAATCTTATCTTAATATTAAGATGAAATATGAAGGAGATAATTTAAATGATTTCCAGAAATTTGTTAATAAGTTTGTCCTCGGTGAAGGTAAAGACATAGAATCTTATAGATGGGAGAATTTAGATATAGGTCAAAAAGAAGCAGTTATTGACTGGGCTCTAACTATGACGATATGGAGCTCTATGTTAGGAGGATATTTCCTTATCTTTGGAGGAGAAGTAGATGATGATGATTCAATTCGTAAGTTCTACTCTAGAATTATGAATGACTTTTCCCATCAATATAATGCTTGGGAGTTATCTAAGAACCTCTCTAACCTTACTCCAGTAGCAATACGTAAGTTTCATCAAATAATTACATCTACTACAGATGTATCTATAGGGGCTGCTAACTATTTCTTAGGAGATGAAGAAGCAGCATTTACGAATGAAGGCACGCTAGTAGGTTGGAATTCCTTACAACGAGATATTCCATTACTATCAGCTTATCGTAAGACAGCTTATTTCTTTGATAATTTATCTGACTCTCAAGATTACATACCTAGAAATTATGGTCTATACTAAATCGAAATAAATAAGTGTAAAAAAAAATACCCCCACCTACCTTAATTGGTAAGTGGGGGTTTTTAATTATTCTTCTTCTGAAGATTTAAAAAATTCTTTAGCTACTATCGTATTAAATCGAGCTTCATATTCTTCTCCTTCAAGAACTGCCATTCTTCTCATCAATCCTATTAACTCTTGATCTTTATGTTTGATCGCTTGAGTCAAATGGTCTAAGTAACGGCCTTGCTCTGTCAGGAAGAATCCTCTCTTTATCATACGCAATCGCAGTCTTTTTAATAAGAGCTTTTTCTTTCTTCTTTTCTTTAAGTTGTCGAAAATCTCTCTCAATTTGACTAAAAGCATGAGGATTTGCATAGTTAATTTTTTTATTTAGAGCTTTGTAATATTTATACTTAATCTTATTATCTTGTAGGTTTTGATACAGGTAATGAAAAATTCTATATACCCAAATCAATAAATCAGTGTCGTAAAGATACCTAATTTGAATAAAGTCAATTAATTCTTTTTCTAGTTTTTCTTCACTAATTTCCCACGTATTTAGAATTAGAGATAAACTTTTGTAGTGTTCTCTATATATAAGTAGTATAAGAATACTAGATACTATTACGTATAAACTAGGAAAAGTAATAGACATTGGTAACTGCTGTTCTAATGCTATTGTCTTTACTACGTAAAGAAGACATACTAAAGTAGTTAGCCTAAAAATGATAGGTATCAAATAATATTTTCTCATAAGTTAAAACGAAATTGTATCTCCTCTTTGAAGAGAATGATTATGAAATTTTTCAAATAGAGTACTTACTCCATTCGGAGTTATAACAGCTTTGCCTTCTTCTGTATAAGGTAAATAGATGAAAGTTGTTATAGCTTTTCCTGCTGTGTATAGATTGATAAGTGTTAGTTTCATAAGTTTAAGTTGTAAAATATAAAAAAAAAAATTCCCACTCATCTAAAATTAATTTAGGTAAGTGGGATTTTTATTTACTCTATGTAGTTATATGTTTCTTCGTTATCTATATCTGGAGTAGACCAGACTTCAGCATCTTCAGGTAGTGTAGTATTTAATAATTCTTCCCACTCTTCTCTTAATGCTTGAGATTTTTTAAGAATTGAGTAGGTAATATCTGTTACTGCAACATTACCTATACGAACAATGGGAGAGAAATTTTTATCTACGTATTCCCTGCTTATTTCAGAATATTTACCTTTCATAAAAGGAGTTACTACTTGATAGTAGTCTTCTTCAGGAATCTTAAAAACTAACAAATACTCTTCAGAGTTAGAACCTACTAAAGTTTTCTCGTAAAGAGCTTTTTCAGTAAGCCATTTTGCTTTCTCTTTTTTATCTGATTCCATTAATAAATAGAGATACTGACCTCGATGCTCTAGTTCTCTAGAGTCTCCCAAATAAGCGTTTTTAAATCCTGCCTCTATCAAGTCATAATATGACTCATCTAGTATAGGAAGGATAAATTGTGATGTCTTACTGCTTGTCTTGTCCTTAATAATTTCTTTGATGTATGACATCGTATTAATTAAAAGACGTTTAAATCCACTTCACCTTCAGACTCGATAAGAGCTTTAGGAAGGTCCCAATCATTAGTCTTTAGATGCCATTTGTAGTCATCTAATAACTGTTCTATACCTTTATAGTACTTTGAGTTGGATGAATAACCTCCCTTAAGACCTATTTTATAGTCTTTCTCACTAGTATTAAAAATACGAGCAGGATTAGAGTGGTAAGCTTTTTTCTCAGTAACTATGAATTTCATGTAATCTATATCGTAATCTTCTATTTCAGATATTAGAGGGAATTCGCTATGATCTATGTAACCTTCTCCTTTATCTTTGATTAAGACCTCCAATCCTTTACGATAAAAGGCTCCTTGGAGATAATATCCGTATCTAAGATAAGAATTAGGAAATGTAAATATAGATCTCCCAATAGTTTTAAGATCAAAAGGAATTATCTTTTTTTTATTATGATCTATTAGTACACCATCTAATAATCCTTTGCACATAGTTTCTTCCATCTGAAAGTAGATGGGTACTTGATGTATTAATTCTACTGCGGACTCATTGTTTATAAAATATCGACTACAGAAAGGGTTATTTAAAATGTAGTCTTTACAATGAAGTACTTCTTCCCACTCATCATAAGAGAGAATAGATTTACCTTGTCCGTTTTTACGTGAAATGTAGTAGTCTTTATATTTGTCTACTTTCCATAGTTTTTTTATTATAGATTCAATACTTACTCTATAACCTGAAGCATCGTAAGCTTCTCGGTATTCTTCAGTATCAGATTCTTCAGTTAAATCAAGGGGGAGGGCATCAATAAAGATGCCCATTAACCCAGATGGACGTTCTTTGTAAGAAACATGGTATTCTTCAGAAAATGTCGAAGGTGATGTGAGGATAGAGTCAATGGCTCCACCGATTCTGAAGTGTCTCTTTTCATCATCCTCGATATCTGGATTATCCCGCTTGAATTTAATCCATTTAGGATTGTGCAACCCTTTTAGAAGGGAAGCGTTAACGTGAGGTGAATTGTAGTAATTCTTTATTCTCTGTATTTCTGTGGACATTATTATTGTTATTAACTATACAATTCTCCTAATTTCATGATTACGCAACGTAGGCTTTCACGATAGACTCAACTGCTTTAGAAGCATCTTTGTGCTCACTCAACAGGAGTTTATCTTCGATTTCTTCAGTAAAACGCCAGGTATTCAGGAAACGGTACTTATCTGTCACTGGTTCTGTCAATTTATCGCGTTCTTGGCGAATTTTGTGGTACGTCTTATAGTACAGATCATTCAACATTGTTGAAAATGTATCATGTGTATCGCCCCACTCATCTTCTATTGAAATTGAAAGATTATGGTTTTCAGCTAACTCCTTTGCTTGCTTTCGAAGAGCATTGATGGAGTCTTTGAGATCAGTGTATTCTTTGGTTTGACGGATATTACTTAACTGTTCACTAAGTTTTTTGTATTCGTCACTATTTGTGATCTCTTTGAGTTCATTTTCTTTCTTATCCTTGAGTTGGCGCTCAATCTCACGGATTGTTGCTTGGCGGACATCGAAATCGTTCTTGAAAGTACGTGCTTTACGAATAGTAATCATAATAGAGAAATGTTTAGAAAAACGTGTAAATTAAATTACTTGTAAGTATATAGTTAGGAACCCAAGTATGTATCCTAACACTAGGCCGAGAGTCATCCCAACCCAGAACTTTCGTGCAGATTTTTGTGATGCTGCATCCAATTCAGCTTGATGTAGATCATCAGCTGATTGAACTAGCAGTACACAATCTGCGTAGGCACGAGCAGATCCGTCATTGAAATCGTAAGCTTGACTATTTTTTCTTGCTCGATCTCTTCGACTTACGCTTTCTTTGTGCCATTTTTTGATTTGGGTTGTTAGTCCCATTGTCTAATGATTTTATTATTTCAATACAACGTTGTATCTCTTTTTTGTTATGAGGTTTAAACAAGACGTATTCTTGTCCAGTTTCCTGGAGATGTTTTTTAAACAACTTCCAACGAAGTTTGAATGATGGAGTTTCATAACCTTTAGTCTCCATTATCCAATTTTTACCCACAAAATCCGGGGTGTAACTGATCTTAGAAATTGTTTTAGTAGGTTTCTCCTTAAAAGTTTTCTTACCTCTATAAGATACACGTTCATAACAAGTACCTGAAGTATATTTAAACTTAGGTATTAGTATGAAGCTGGTAGGTTCATACTCGAACTCTATTCCAGCTTCATTTAATAGTTGGTAAGCAGTCTTCTCTAATTTTGATCTTAGTTTCTTACCTTTATATATGACTTCTTTATTATTAAATTTCCTTTTCACCGCTTAACGGATTTTTGCACCACTTAATTTCACTCACATTACTGAAAATATCTTGATCGTTAAATGAAGGGTATACTACACCGCCTCGTTTAAATGTTTTGTTGTTAGAAAATGGTGACGGATGAGATGAGATAATAAAATTATGATCTGTATCTAGATAATCTGAGATAAGATCATAGGCTTTAGTTCCCATTATAATCCACGTTATAGAATCTTTATGATTCATTAGAACTTGAATAAGATCTTTAGTGAATCCGCTCCATAAAGCAGTATGAGATCCGGCATTACCTCTCTCAACTGTGAGAGCTGTGTTAAGAAGTAATACTCCTTGCTTAGCTTGGTATTCTCCCCAAGCTTCTGTGAAATCTTTTTTTGCTAAGGCTTTTGCGTACATGGCTTCCCCGTCTATAGGAAATTCTGTGGCTAATTTATGTAAAATGTTTCTTAATGAAGGAGGTAAATATCCTTTCTTCTGAGTAGAAAAACATAAACCATCTGCGACATCTGGAGTATGGTATGGCTACCTCCATCAACGAAGATGGAGGCTGGACTATCTCTTATTCTTCTTCGTCTTTAAGACCCAACTTCTCTGGGTCAAAGTCGATTAAAGAATCTAGGCGCTCTAGCTGGTAATTAAGGGTTCCTACCCCTCCAGTAGTCTCTGCACCTTCCTCGTCAGCGGACAAGGCTTGGCTCAGGGTTGCTGTACACTCTGTACATAAAGTAATGTCTCGCACAAGATTTAATCTCGAAGAATCACTACCACATATACGGCATACAGGTTCCTTGAATTCACCTAGTTTAACTGGAGATCTTTTACAAACGTTAAGAAATCTAGAGAAATCGTCAGCGTTAGCTACCCACATTAAATTCATCTTCCCACTAACAATTCTCATTGATAAGGAGGGGAGCTGCTTATCTTTGCAATGACCTAATAGATAAGCCATGAGAGCAGTAGAATTTAATATGGCGAGTTTCTCTGGATCTTTAGATTGTTTAAAAGATCTCACAACAGGACCCGTTTCAATGTCTTTATGGAACAACTCTCGTACTTCTAGCATCATCTGACCCATAGAAGCACCTACTACAGCTCTAGAAACAATCTCAATAGAGATGTCTCCTAGTTGTTTACGCATGGGTTGAAGAGATTGAATTGCTTTATTCAATACTTTCTCGTACATCTCGTCTTTATCCATATTAGCGTATAAACTACGAAATAATTTCATCATAGAATCCATGCCAATAGCATTTAGTCTAAGACTTTGGCCTTCAATACGAACATGTTTGAGTTCATATTTATAACCTTCTGTAGTTGTTCCAATTAATTTAGGTTGTGACATTGGTAATTAATTTAATTAAATAATTTAGCTAATCCTGTCCCAAGATGACGACTTTTAAATCGTCTAAGTCGTGATGATTAAATGCGTTAAATAGTTTAGAAGGATGAGGATATATTTCCTTCTCTGCTTTAGATAGCTGTTTATTAATTTTGTGTTCGTGTTTACCTAGAATAGGTGCTAATAGTTCTAAGTAATTAGGTTGAACTCTGTTTTGTAACTTCGACTTTATCTTTTCTATGTTTTCCAATATACTTATGGTGTTCTAACATATCAATTAATTTATTCTTTGTTTTAGTTTTTCCGTAAGCTTTATAATAATCACTTATATCTTTGTATTTACTATCTAAATAGATAAATGGCATGTTATACTTAGATGAAGTTTTACCAGCTATGTATTTTCCTTTGCCTTCTTTTTTCGTGAATCCACCATCTGAGTCATAGAATACTATTACTTCTTTGAATTGAGATTTTAGCATATTGACAGTGTATTGGTCAGGTACTTTCTCTGAGTTAGGAGCTATAGCAGCATAACCTAACTCATGTAGTACCATAACATCTTTGAGGGAAGAAGTAATAAATATTAAATCCCCCATAAAAGGTGTTTGAGACATTCCTTGGTAAGTAGTAGGATCTTGATTAGTCATCCATTTCTGCTTCTTATCTAGAGGTCTGTATATCTTAATGGAAGTTGGTGATAAGATATATGCGAAAATAGGATTCTTTTTGGTAGATCTCATTCTAAATTCTTTATCTACGTACACCTTGTCCACACTAATAACATTGTATTTCTTCAATGTTTCACTACTAATACCGAATGACTTCCAATACTCTAACTCAGAATCTGAGAATTCTTTTTTCTGTACTTGAATTAGCTTCTTACCCTTAGTACCAAAACTAGCTTTCTCTGACTTACTATCTTTCTTGATTTTCTGTACAGGTTCGCTAGTGTTGAGACCTATTTTAAAGTCTTTATTTATTTTCTCTAAAGCCTTATAAAACGATAAATTAAACTTCTCCATAACAATGTCGAAGCAATCATATGATCTAGATAAAGCGAAGTCATGGAAAATTAATCTGTCTTTGTAGACACCGTAGCTACCATTAAAGAATGAGCAGCCGGGGTGTGTATCTCTACGTAGTGGGTTAATATATTTACACCTAAGATCTAGCTTATCTAATCCTAGATAGTATTTAAATACTTTCCTCTCATCTATTCTATCTAATAGATTATTCTTTGTCAGAGGAGTTATTGGCTTGTATTTCATCTTTTATTTCTTTGAGTAACTTATTAGCAAATTCTTTACTCTTCATTAGATCATCTACTAATTCACTGATTTCGTTATATTGATCTGCCCATCTCTGATATAATTCTTCGTCATTTGTTTTATCAAAGTAAGACATCTCATAAGCTATGTTAGCTTGGTATTCCGTTAAATAGTAAATGATTCTGGATATACTGCTAAATCCGTCTAGTTTACTTGTCTGTTTGTGCATCTGGAGTTATTTCTTCTGTATCAAATAAATCGAGTAAGTCTCTATACTCAGTTAGGACTTCCCTATTTGCTTGTGCGTGTCCTCTTAATTCTTCTCGCTCTGATAGATCATTACCTGCTTTAGATATATAATCTGCCAGTATTTTTTGTTCGTCTTCTATATCGTCAATATACATTCCTATTAAAGAGTGTAGATTATTCATTTGACGAGTAGTAAGAGTGATGTTGTGTTCTTTAGACATTGTAATAAATATATTAAAGAAAGCCGGGGGAATTTATGTCCCCCAGCATTGGTTATTTAAAACATTTCGTACGTCTCACTCGGATTATCTTTACCAAGTAACATATCGTCTGATTTAGGACGTTCAACGTTTACTCGGTTCTCTAATTCCCACTTAGAGTACTTCAAGCCGTGAGGTTTATTTTCACTATACTCAGTAACCCACTTGCCGTAGCGAGGGAACTCTGAGTATTTACCATCCTTAGTAGGGATGAGTTTAATGTTAAATGTAGTGTCACCTACATTAGACATAATTTCTTGTTTAGCTTTTAGCATATATTGATCGTAGGTAGGTGCAGAGAAATCGTCTAGATCATCAACTACGATGCTTAACATGTCAGTAATGATACCTAAACGTTCTTGTTCGTCTCGTTGCTTAGCCTCCTCCAAAGACTCTCCATCTCGAGGATTAATCATATCCGGATTAGGAGGCCAAATACGTCTGTTGTGTACTTCACCGTTCTTATTCTTAAAGTGGATGTCTACATATTTTCCTGGTTCTACGTCGATACCAGTAAGTGTTACATTAGTGTGGAATCCGGATGTCATTTTTGAGTTTGATGTACTTCCTGTTTCTTCTTGGATTTTTTTAGCGCTATACATTAGTTAATTGTTTTTTTAGTCGTTGTAATATGAATTCACATTTTCGAGAATCTTACTTAGATCATTGTCTATGAAGAGATTACTGAACATTCCTTCCGGAGATTTAGCCGGATAATCTTTAGTTCTATTAGTGACAAATTTATATTCGGCGTTGCCGTCTTTGGTTTGTTCTACGTGCGTATAAAGCACTGTAGTAAATACTGCTTGAGGATCATACTTATCATCTAACATACGTCCGATTGTCTTAATCTTACGTTGTGGTAAGTAACCGTCTATCATTTCTTTATCTTCGTGGAACATAAAGACGATATTAAGATCATCCCTCAATGTAGTAGCAGTATCTAAAATCATCTGGAAATGTCTACCAATATCTGTGAACTTGTTATATCCAGTTTCATTAGCTCTTTGAAACAACTCTTTAGACATCACAAAACCTATATCATCTAAGATAAGATTCTTGATATGAGTATGTTTCTCAGAGATTGTCTTCATAGCTTTAATTATCTCAGCGTGTGAAGAAGTGATAATCATGTTTTTATTCTCTTTGCTATATTTACTCTTTGACCCTTTAAAAGGGAGAGGTTTAGCTAATACATTAATAATGAATGTTTCTTTGGGATCTAAGTTTTTTGTCGAGTGTGATTTGCCGGTACTAGATTGACCGACAATAGCTATATTATTTGCCATTATGGTTAAATTCTTCTACTTTACTGTATTTAAAATTCTCTATCATGGTAAGTATTACTGGCTTATAAAATCGGTTTTTGATTACGTGCCAATAAATTAAATCC